CCACCTCAGAAAAGGAAGTGGAGTGCCAGTAGGAAGAGGAAGATCAATTGTAAACGACCTAAAGGATTTTCTCAAAGAGCACATTGTGCCGCTAAAAAAAGGCGAGGTCGTAAGGGGTGAGCCAATAAAAGTTTGCCACAAGTGCAAGAAAAAAGAGTTTTTTTGTACTTGTTGGAAAATAAAGAAAGGAAAATATTATGCCTAAAGACGCTTGTTATCATAAAGTAAAAGCTAGATACAGAGTTTTTCCATCAGCTTATGCTTCAGGAGCAATCGCAAAATGCCGAAAGGTAGGTGCAGCTAACTACGGCAAAGGTGGTAAAAAAGCCAAGAAAAAAGCTATGGGTGGTGTGGTAGAAATGAAAAATGGCGGAAATGTGTCAAAAGGTAAAGTTAAAAGACCATCAAAAAATCCTAATATTGCAAGGGGTTGTGGTGCAGTAATGAGCAACAGAAGAAAAGTAACAAAGTTTAGATAATGGCTGTAAGAAAAACAAAAGCTGGTTTAGCTCTAAAGCGATGGTTTAAGGAGGACTGGAAAGATGTTAGAACAGGTAAAAAATGTGGTCGTCAAAAAGGTGAAAAACGTGGCACGCCGTATTGCCGTCCTAGTAAAAGGATTAGCAAGAAAACTCCGAAGACTGCTTCAGAGATGTCTGCCTCAGAAAAAAGGAAGCGTATCGCACAAAAGAAAAGATTAGGTCAACCAGCGGGCAAGCCAAGAAGAGTTGCAGCTGCTAGACGTAGAAAGACAAAGTAATGGATGAGTATAAAAATCTTGAAAATCAAATTTGTGAAGAAATTCGTGAGTGGTCAAGATTTGCATTAGAAAAGCCAAACAAAAATTATAACAACCTTCCATCTTGTCCTTTTGCTAAAACTGCTTGGAAAGACAAAAAAGTAAGCTTTGCATTTAAAAATACCAATTCATATTATTGTTTAGATACTTTGATAGATTGTTTTAAAGATAACAAAGACTTAATAATTATTGTTGATATGTGCTTTGAAGATAATGAAAAATTTCATAGTCACTTAAGCAAAACAAATGAAAAAATTCAGGAAGGCAAATATAAGCAAAAAGATATTTGGCTTATGGGATTCCACCCTGACGATGATGTAAATGAGTTAATAGATGATGGCACGTTTACAAATCTCGTAAAGGAAGAATATGCTTTGATATTCGTGCAACGATTAACAAAGCTACAAGAAAGTGCAAATAAATTGAAGAAACTTGGTTATTATGATAAATATTATAATGAGTACAATGTTGAAGAAATTTATGAGCAAAGACAACAATACTACAACAACCTCAAAAGGAGAGAAATATGGCAATGAGTCCAAGAAAAATGAACGCTATGGGCGATCAACTAAAAAAAGCAGCTAAAATGATGGCTGGTGGAAAAGTAAAAAAGATGCGTGGTGGCGGCATGGCAAAAAAAATGCGTGGCGGTGGCATGGCTAAAAAAATGAAAAAAGGTGGTAAAGCTTAATGACCACTTCAAGCTCTACAGACTTTAATTTAGATGTAGCTGAGTATATTGAAGAGGCTTTTGAGAGATGTGGCTTAGAAGCTAAAACTGGTTACGATTTGCAAACTGCTAGGCGTTCTATGAATATTATGCTTGCGGAGTGGGCAAATCGTGGCCTTAATCAATGGACTATTGAACAAAGAACTCAGGCATTAACAGCTAATGATTCAGAGTATAGCTTGTCAACAGACATTATAGATATATTATCTTTGGTTGTTAGAAGAGATAATACAGATTTTAGCATGACTAGAATTAGCAGAGATACTTTTCTTAATTTACCAAACAAGACATCTACGAGTAGACCAACACAATATTTTTTAGATAGACAAATAACACCTAATCTAAAGTTATACCCAACACCTGAAAACAGCACTGATGTTATTGTATTTGACGCTTTAACAAGAATACAAGACGCTGATACGCAGGTAAATACTATGGAGATACCTTTTAGATTTATACCTTGTCTAACAGCTGGTTTAGCATATTATATAGCTATGAAGAGAGCACCAGATAGAATACAGTTATTAAAAAGTGTCTATGAAGAAGAATTTGAAAGAGCTATGGCTGAAGATAGAGATAGATCAGCATTTAATGTAACACCAAAACTTGATTATTATAAGGTTGGATAATGCCTTTTGCTAGTGGTAAATACTCTTATAGAATATCAGACAGGTCTGGATTTAGGTATCGTATTAAAGATACCAGAAAAGAGTGGAATGGATCTATTGTAGGAAAAGATGAATATGAAGAAAAACATCCTCAATTAGAGCCAGTAAGATCAACACCTGATGCTGAAGCAATAAAAGATGCTAGACCTGATACTAATGACGATAATAAAAAGTTTACATTATATACTAATACTGGACTAGGTAATCTAGGTACATTGTTAACAGCTTTTAGTGCCACAGCGTCAGTGGGCACAGTAACAGTGAGTGTATCATGAGTTTTACATTAACAACTTTAAAACAATCAATACAAGATTGGACAGAAAATGATGAAACAACTTTTGTTAATGAACTTGATTTTTTTATTAAAAATGCAGAAGAAAGAATATTTAAAGTTGTTGACTTAGATTATTTTAGAAAAAATGTTACTGGATCAATGACAAGTGGCAATAAGTTTTTGCAAAAACCATCTGATTGGTTGGCTAGTTTTTCTTTATCATTTGTAAACTCTAGTAGTGAAAATGTATTTCTTTTACAAAAAGATGTGAATTTCTTACAAGAGTATACTCCAAATCCATCAAGTACAGGTTCTCCAAAATATTATGCTAATTTTGATGTTAGTAATTTTATTTTGGCACCTACTCCAGATAGTGATTATACTGTTGAAATTCATTATTATTATAGACCAGCTTCGCTAACGACTGATAATTCTGGATCAACTTGGATAAGCACAAATGCACCAGATGCTTTATTATATGCTTGCCTAATTGAGGCATATACTTTTATGAAGGGTGAAAATGATTTAATTCAACTTTACACTGCACGTTTTACAGAGGCTATAAGTAGGCTGAAAATATATGGTGAAGCACAAGAAAACACGGACGCTTATAGAGAGGGGTTAGTAAGAGTTCCAAAACAATAAAAAGGTAGCAAAATGAAAAAATTAAATAGTGTAGCTATTGTTGGTTTAGGCAATAGTTTTTCAGAATACATATTAGCAAAGATAAGAAGCGAAAAGTTTGATGAGGTTTGGGCAATAAACTCCATGTCTGGAGTTATTTATCATGATAAGTGCTTTATGATGGATCCACCTTCAAGATTTCTTGACACGCCAAATGCTGGTAAACAAACAACTATCATGTCAGATAGATTGAAACAAAAAATAAATGTTCCTATTTTTAGTTGCACCTTAGATGAGAGATGTCCTGATGTTGTTGAGTTTCCGTTACAAGAGGTTTTACAAAAGACAGGTTATGCTTATTTAAATAACACTGTCTCATATTCTATAGCTTATGCAATATCACAAAAAGTAACAGATATACATTTGTATGGAATTGATTTTACTCACAAAGCAGTTAATTTTGCAGAGGCTGGTAGAGCTTGTTGTGAATTTTGGTTAGCGATAGCTATAACAAAAGGGATAAAAGTACATATTGCACATAACTCATCTTTGTTAGATATGAATGTTCCAGATGACCAAAAGTTATATGGTTACCACAGACTTGATGATCCTATTGTTTCGTCAGTGGATAATGGAGAATTATTAGTTACGAGAAAGTCAAAAATTGAACCACCAGAGCCATTAGATGCAACACCAAATATCATTGGAAGAGAAGATATACCAGGAGTAACTTACGAGGAGAAAAAAGATGTTTAATGTTAATGTATCTCAACTAGGAAGTGTAATTGTAAAAACCTCAGAACAAGGAGGTTTAAGCAATGAACAGATAGCAGATCTAGCCGTAGACAAAATTGCAAGCGTGTCAGAAAACGCACCTTCTCACTTAAAAGAACAAGCTAAATTATTCAAAGAACAACTCAAAGGGATCATTCATCATTATCTTCTCTTGGCAAGAAAGGAAGAGCGTGGTACTATTATCCAAGCCTTGCGATCAAGTGGTCACAAGGAAATGGCTGAATATATAAGGAGACTCTAATATGGCTATAGCACAAGCAATGTGTACTTCCTTCAAAAAAGAGTTACTAGAAGGTGTACACAATTTTAAAAACTCTGGTGGAGACACTTTTAAACTAGCATTATATGCAGAAGGAAGTGGTGGAAAATCATCAACAACTGCAACATTAGGTGCAACAACAACTGCATTTACAACAACAGGTGAAGTTGCTTCAAGTGGCACATATGCAACTGGTGGTGGTTCTTTAACAAGAGTAGATCCATCTACTTCTGGAACAACTGCACTTACAGACTTTGCTGATTTAAGTTTTACCACTGCAACAATTACTGCAATGGGTGC